GTTCGCACTCTATCACGCAATTCAGTTATAAGGGTTTGTAATAAACCATTATAAAAAGAATAAAGTATAAGTAAAGGGTCGCTCATTTGTCCATAGGAAATCCAACTCAACACTTTAGTGTCTAGTTGGCCTCTTGGATGAAAGCACCCAGTTAAGCCGAACATAGTGTTTAAAGCTAAAGCCATATGCGAGGAATAAGTTCCCGGCATATTCGGCAATAGATTTAACAACTGGCCAGAAGTATCGAAATAACCTTTTTGGTGTGCTTCATATAATAGACTACCCAATGCCCCGTGATTTCTTCCGCAGTTCAGGACATTACCTGGACCTAACGGAGAGATCTCACCATAAGGAGTAAGCCAACGTTTAGCAAATTCAACCACATCATATGATATAATTGATTTACTAGGATTGATACCTACACCAAGTGTGGACATCAGTTCCTGGTAGTGAGCGGCAACTCTATCATTATTAATAACGATATCGTCACCGAGTACGCAGTACTGTCTAAAAGTGTTTACACTGAAGCCAGCTCTTATTGCAGCAATTTGTACTATAACATGATGTGTTACAGCCAACATTCCCCAACTCGAGTAGGCACCCATAGGCTGACCAACTGAGTATTTAACAAATGCCTCTTTAAAGAGGATATTATGTTTAATACCTTTCAGCTCATTTATTCTGAACTTATCACTAAGTTTAAATAAATTACCTGAAATAGACCATTGGAAATTCAATATCTCGGACCACAAGTCTCCTCTAACGCCTAAGGCATTTAGTATATCCACTTGTAGGGTTATAGGCAAACGATCAGTAGCAGATGACAAATCGAAACAGGAGAATTTGTATCTAGGATCGCGTTCTTTGTATAAACGAAGAACTGGCTTTCCTTGATCAAAAGTACCATCAATATCACTCCATTTACGGAGTGAAGAGAAGATACTCTCATGTAACGGTTTCAAAGCAAGTTGGATCCACCAGTTTGTTATTGCAACAATTCTGGCTTTTCCAGCTTGGTCATACACTGTTGACAGTTTACCCATTCTTAACGGGGCTAACATCCCAAAAATTCTTAGGAGAAAATATAACGGTCCAAATACTAATAATATAGTAAGAAACACTGTTAAATACCAATAGCTTTTAGTAATGAGCGCAATTTTAACGAAAGTTAATAATTGCCGTGGATACTCTAGAAACGCTAATGCGTCAATAGTAGATCCCCACGTTGCGAATTTGCTATTAGGTCCTGAGGATTCAGAGATGAAACCTTTAAAGATTGAAAATTTAACCTTCAAATTTAGTTTATTTAAGGCTTTACTTATAACTAAGTAATCATAAGTTCTTGAAGTACCATTGAAAGGGAGTGTAATACTCTCAAGCGATGGAGCAACAGGAACCTTAAATACTCTAAATACGGAAAGTACACAAAGTGTAACTCTAACTATACCCACATTCTTTGCAGGCTCACGAAGAGCTTGTCGAAGAAATGTAGGAATTATAGTTGGAAGGCCGGAGAAGTCTCGTTTAACCCGAGGAATAGAATTATTCCAAGAAGTTTCCGGTTGACCTCCTAGTGCACGTATTGTTAGTCGAACACATTCTTTAAGATAAAGAAAAGTGAAAGACCAACCGTTGGTTCCAACCAACGATACGATACGACTATTTAGCAGTTTAAGGAACTTAACACTACCTCTTGTATCCGTAATTATAGATGGAAGTTTATAAAAAGATGGTAACTCTCTAAGAGTAATCCATTCCTTTTTATTAACAACCTTCGATTTCCGCAATACATTAAGTATATTAAATATTTTAGTAGCTTAATTATTAAGGTAATCCTATTAATACGTTCTTTCATTTGGTCGTGCACTGAGCTGCTAACACAGTAATTACGTACAAAGTTGCGACACTCTGTAATGATACACTTAGTATTATAGAGCAGTCATCACTGCCATAGCATAAACAATTATTAATGATGAGTTAATAATTTGACTTGACCAAGGATTACTCCTTAGGAGGTTAGTGTGGATCTTATATGCAGAGGCATCCAGAAAAACTCTTTCGAGGGATCTGT